TTAAAGTTGCCATTTACGTGTTCTCCTTGCAAGTTTTACGTATTACTGAAAGTATTTATTCAATCGTATGGATTTTACGACAAAACTTACCATTTTTTGGTACCTATATAGGCAACGTAAATAGCATGTATGAATAAAACGCTTAGACCACTATGCACAGAATGCCGTTCCAAACCCAGGGCGTATGCCTACAAGAAAGGCAACAAAATTTATTGGCGTAGGTTATGCGATAGCTGTATAAGGAAAAAATCCAAAAAACGGGTAGGTGGGGTGACAGTATTGCAGAGATCAGGTTATAAAAAGCGTAACCGTTGCGAATTATGTGGATTTAAAGCACAACACACGGTTCAACTGGATGTGTTGTTTGTCGATGGAAATCTACGTAATACACTAGCCTCAAATTTAAAAACTGTTTGCGCCAATTGCCAAAGGTTGCAAGGGGTCAGACGTCTTGGCTGGCGTGTGGGCGATCTTGTTGCTGATGATTAAGTGATCAATCTTTTTATATAAATCTTGCTTATCGCCGTTGTTGTCTATCACAAAATCAAACTCTTCTTTTGCCCAAGCGTACTCTGATGAATGTATGTTTTTTGGCTCAATGTTACCTTCTACATAGTTGACAAACCAGTCTGGATCTTGACCGCGTTTGACAAGAACTATTATTCCACCATGAGCCCGTATCTGTTTCACCTCGTTGGGGAATCTAGTGTCTGCGATAACTGTGTTTTGTCCTTTGTATCTACCTATGCAACTATCAACCCATATTCCGTCATACATGTTGCCACGCATAACTTCGGTGCCAAAATGTTGTAAAACCCATCTTGGTGTAATTGGTTTTCCAAACTTTTCGCTCCAGAATTTATCAGGTTGTTCTCTCCAGTGCCTACTTGATTCGGTGTCCCCCTCAAGCATACTCCTGTCCCAATTGAACATGGACGCAACTGCGTCCTTTAAGCTCTTGGCGAAACTATCTTTTATGTAACCGTGTTTTTCAACAAGCCTGTCTGCAACTGTTCCTTTGCCAGAACTAATAAGCCCTACTATTCCTATCAGCATGTGATTAGTATATTACTTTTTGAGGCGTTTTTCAATCTCTTTTTTTGCCTCTTCAACAGATTTAAGAATGGTAATCCTTAGATCTTTCTTCTTTTGTTTCAAGGCAACAATGCTCATGTTTTCCAAATCTTCTACCACTTGTTCTAATTCATCCAATGATAGATCTGAATATGTTCTATATCTTTTTTCTGTCATCAAAGATATTTAAAGTGATTTGTTTATGTATTAACCAATAACAAAACTATGAGGTGTGCCACCTTCTGCGAAGTTGCCAATTTCTTGATCTAGTCTTTCCATCTCAGCCATGCCTTGTTGTTTCAGTTCAGCACCATTTAAGGATGTGCCACCCTGTGGACTTGCGATAGTGTTAAACTTACCTCTGGCCTCACCTAACATTACTTTAGATACTGCCAATGTGTAATCTCTTATCCATGGTTTGGAATATATGTCTTTGAACAATGTGATGTCAGGTCTGAAGTTATCTGTATGCATCAGCACCGTCTCGTTGTCGGCTCTTGGCCTTTGTGTAATTGTTAATTTTTTTGTGGCCACATCAAAGTGAAACTGTATGAATGAACCAAACAACTTGCCAACTAATTCTTGATATGATGCAAAAGCATAGTAAGTCGCCAAACCGCCTGTTGCACCTGCTCTCAAAAGATAGGTATTTGTGTATGCTAAATTGAATGGTTCAAACAGTGTACCACCTTCGCCACCTTCAGTTCGTGAACCAACGGTTCTTCTAAATAATTTTCTAACATTGATTACCTCGTCTGGTAGTATATATGTGTTTTGATTTTCTTTTAACTCTAAAAAAGCATAAGATTCTTCTACCGCATTTGAGCTACGCTGACGATATCTATTGACTGCTCTTTCCAGTGCCGTATGATAGTGTTTTGGGTCTAATTCAACATCTATCATGCCCTCACCTAGATTGTTTTTTACGTAATCAAATATTTCTTGTTGTCCTGTTTGAAGTTCTGACATACTGATATTTATTGCCTTTGCCTACACAATAAATATGTATGATATGCCAAGATTATCCATTTTTAAGCCTGAAAAAGGTGCTGACTACAAATTCTTTGATCGCACAATTAAAGAGATGTTCACAGTCGGCGGAACCGACCTACACTTTCACAAATATATAGGACCTTACGATCAGGGCGATACTAACAAAGATGGCCCAGCATCTCCAACACTACCCCAATATTCAGGTGACAGCCTAAATGAAAGAACCATTCAGGATTTACTGTTTTTAGAAAATAGAGATAGAAAGTACGATGCCGACATTTACACAATAAGAGGAATTTATAATGTGCAAGATATTGATTTCAATCTGTCTCAATTTGGAATGTTTTTGCAGAACGATACTCTGTTTTTAACGGTACATTTGAATGATTCTGTAGAAAGGCTAGGGAGAAAACCGATGTCAGGTGACGTAATAGAATTCCCACACATGAAAGAAGACTATTCGCTTGATGAAAGCATTCCTATCGCATTGAAAAGATATTATGTAGTGGAGGATGTAAACAGGGCGGCAGAAGGATTTTCACAAACTTGGTGGCCACATTTACTAAGATTGAAACTTAAATCATTAGTAGACTCGCAAGAATACAGAGATATACTGGGAGATGCAACAACAACAGGCAGTTTGGCAAACTACATGTCTACATTTAACAGAGAAAAAACTATATCTGATCAAGTATTAGCACAGGCAGAAGAAGATGCTCCTAAGTCGGGCTTTAACTATAAACAATATTATGTTGCACCAATAGATGAAAGAGGAAACATTAGAACAGATAATGTAAATACCACCGAAAGAATAAGTTCAGACAAGCCTATAAACGCAAGTATTGACACACCGGCGGCATCTCATTATGGTTTCTATCTAGATGGTGATGGGGTTGCACCTAACGGACACCCTGCAGGATTTGGTATCTCGTTTCCAAACGCAAACGTAAATACAGGTGACTATTTTTTAAGGACAGACTATTTGCCAAACAGATTATTTAGATACGACGGGAACAGATGGGTCAAAATTGAGGATTCGGTTCGTATTACTACAAGCAATACTGATACAAGATCAACACAAAAAACAGGATTTGTAAATAGATCAGGCACTAGCACAATAAATGGATTAACTGTTGATCAAAGACAATCTTTAGAAAACGCTTTGAAACCAAAGGCTGACAACTAATGCTTCATTTTTATTCCGGACAAGTAAGAAGATTTTTAACACAGTTCATGCGTATATTGAACAATTTCAGCGTTGAAACTGGCAGAGGCAAAGATGACCAAATTGCACTTAGACCGGTACCGGTAGTTTACGGAGATGCAACCAGACAGGTGGCAAATATAATAAGAAACAATAGTGAAAATGCTTTGAACTATGCTCCAAAAATTGCCTGTTATATTAGAGAACTAAACTACGACAGAGAGAGAATGCAAAATCCTTATCATGTTGAAAAACAACATTTAAAAGAACGTGATGTGTTAGAAGATGGTACCTACAGCAACAAATTAGGAGCAGGTTATACCATTGAGAAGGTTATGCCATCACCTTTCAGATTAGAGGTCACTGCTGACATCTACAGCAGTAACACAGATCAAAAATTACAGATAATGGAGCAAATACTATATTTGTTCAATCCTGATTTTGAAATACAAAAAAGCGACAACTACATTGATTGGACAAGTTTAAGTTATGTTGAATTAACAGGAATTACATTCAGTTCGAGAACCATACCCGTTGGGGCAGACTCGGAAATTGATGTTGCAACAATGACTTTTAGTATGCCAATATGGCTATCACCTCCTGTTAAAGTATCGAAACTTGGAGTCATACAAAAAATTATTATGAGTGTCTACGACGACGATGGTGGGATAAACAAAGGTTTGATAAGTGGACCTTTGATAAGTCAAAGTTTCATAACTCCTAATAATTTTGGCTTATTGGTCACAGGAAATCAATTGAGACTTTTAGGAACGACAGGTACTAACGTATCTTCGGGTGGCGATGGATTCCACACAGGTGCAACAGATCCCGGTTTAGCTGATCCATTTGAAACATTTGGACCGCCAGTGAATTGGAAAATACTACTTGACCAATACGGAAAAGTAAGAAACGGAACTAGCCAAATTAGATTACAACAACCAACAGGTAATGAAATAGTTGGCACCATCGCAACTACATCGTTAGACGACACAATTTTATTATACACAATTGATAATGACACCATTCCTGAAAATACACTGCCGGCAGTTAAAAAAATTATAAATCCTTTAACATTCGCACCTACCAACAATACCGCAGGTGATAGATATCTTATTATTGATCAGATTGGCGATTCTACTGCCACGGTGCAAAGTTCAACATGGGGTAATCTTGTTGCAAGTGTTGGAGATATCATACAATATGATGGAGATAAATTTGTTAAAGTTTTTGATGCATCAAATCCTGATTCAACTTTACACTACGTGACAAATTCAAACACAGGTATTCAGTATAGGTTCACCGGAACAGAGTGGGTCAAATCATACGAAGGAATCTATACCGCTGGTAATTGGACTATTGTACTAGATGGTGGTTTTGTTGCAAACGATGATGCATCAGGTCAAGACGCTACTACCCCGTAAATTTTAGAACTAAATTATTATAATGAAAGATAATATAATTTGTTCAGGCGCTCTATTTTACGCAACAAGCACAAAACGTTTTTTATTTTTACAAAGAACTGAAAAAAAAACACAAGGCTCGTGGGGACTTGTAGGAGGCCAAGCACACTACACTGAATCTGCATTTGAAGGTTTGAAGCGTGAAATAGAAGAAGAAGTTGGAGATACACCAGCATTCAAGAAGGTTATTCCATTAGAATTGTTTACATCAAATGATCAAAAGTTTTTCTTTCATACATATCTTATCGCAATCGATGGCGAATTTATTCCAAAGTTGAATGGAGAACACTCTGGTTACTGCTGGTGTGCGTTCGAATGTTGGCCTAAAAACTTGCATGGTGGATTAAGAAATACTTTAAACAATAAAAGTATTAAAGGAAAACTACAAACTATCCTAGATCTAATTGTCTAAAAAAAAGGCGACCCGAAAGCCGCCTTTTTGTATTCTACTAAAAAGTATTAATATTTATTAGTTGTTAGTTCTTACTGCACAGTTTACCAATTTGATTCCTGCGTCTGTTGAACTCTCTAATGCTCTACCGATAACATGGAAAGGTGTAATTGACTCACCTTGTGCTACTGCTCTTGCACAACCTTTTGTAGATGATGATACCAATCTTTGCCCTTTGGTTACTTCACCTATTACTCTGACCGGTGTTCTACCTGTCATGGCTACAAATGGATGTGAATCGTTGTTACCTGCACCTGCGTTCATGGCATATGCTGGCATTGTTGAAACTACACCAAATACTGAATCGGATAAGTCAGTTGTTGTTTCAGTGATCTCTGCTGAGCCACCTACTGTAACCACTGCACCTTCTGACATAGGAGCGTCTGCTTCGAAACGCTCGGCAACGTCCGCGTACTGAGCCGAAGTTGATGTTGCGTGTACCACATTGGCACGGATATCTACAAGTGAGAAGTCCGATTGTGGTGAAGCGTCTCCTTGTGATCTAAGTGCTGTAAAGGCACCACCCGCATTACCGTGTGTTGTTGTTCCGTCATCTGCAAATGATTCATCCCATACCCAGAAAAGATCTTGTTCTGTGGCACTTGATGTTTCACCTCTGTTAACTTTTAACCCTGAGAATGTAGGCATTCCAGAGTTTGCTGAAACGTTTCTGTTTACTTCGATGACGTTGTCTTCAACTGTCAATGTTGATGTGTTAATTGTTGTTGTAGTCCCGTCAACCGTAAAGTCGCCGTGTACTCTTACGCCTGCATCAGTGATAGTCATTTCAGTGTTGCCATCTACAGTTACAGTCACTGATCCATCGCCCGAGTCTGCAACAGTCACGTTTGTGTTGTTTTGTGAAATAGAAGTTGATGAAATGCTTGATATTTCACTGTCAACATATGCTTTGATAGACTGCTGTGTGGCTAACTTTGTGTTACTATTTGACGCCATGTTGTCTTCATCTTTGATACCTGTTACAGTCGCTCCGTCACCTGCTATAACAAGTGATGTACCAGCTGATAAGGCACCAGTGATGTCTACTGCCTCCGCTATCGTGACCTTAGTTGAATCAGATGAATCAAGAGTAGTTCCATTAATTCTTAATGAACTTAGTAATAGATCTCCTGTTCCACTAGGCTGTATTGAAAGTTCAGCATTAGATCCATTGGATGCGATCACGTTTGTTGTGATTGCTCCCACTGTCGCAGTACCAAGTATTGTTGGCGTTGCAATTGTTGGACTAGTTAAAGTCTTGTTGGTCATTGTCTGCGTACCAGAGTCGGAGTACGCCTTAGTAACTACATCACCGTTTCCAGATGGTGCAGATGTACTTAGACCTGTTATTGTGTTGGCCGAAGCTGATAATGTAATATCACCGCATTCTAAGCCGTTGTTGACTCTAAAGTTACGTGTTGTCATGGTTCCATATCTCCCACATGATTGTTGTTAATGTTGTTATTTATCCTGCTAGTGCAGATATTCTATATCCAGACACTGTCGTGCTTCCACCCGAAGTGCTTGATGCAAAAAGTTCAAGACTGTTATCAGTTGTGCTATCAAATCCTGCTGTGAAGTCTAATTGATGTGTGCTTTTAGTTGAAACAAAAGGACCTTTGGCCACCGCTGGCACTCCTGGTGTCGCCGCTGTGTATACCTCTTGAATGCTGAACGCTCCTTCTGAGCTATTGGCGCCAACAATAAAGTAAACTGCACCATTACCTTCATCTAGGTCCATTGTGTCTATTGCTGTGGCACTTGAACTTACTGTCACCGCCGCGAATGCCTTTTGATTCGCGTTGCTTTCTGCTGTCATGTTGTCTTTCAATAAAATTTTGTGTATTGTTAAATTTAGATTTGTTTCTAGGCCTGC